GACTCATCCTTGCTTATTTTATTTCGTCTATACATATTCTTAATATTTTTATTATTGAGAATCCATTCAGCCACAGTCATCAAAACGCGATTTCTTCCTCTACGCTCCTCTACGCCTCCACCCACCCCCTCTTCGGAAAATCTACTAAATATTCCTCCCAATCTTTCCACTCCGGATGTTTTTTCATATGTTCGCGGACCGAAAACGGCGTTCCGCATGGCGGACCCCAATGTGCAAAAAACGACATCCGCCGAATTAACGCACTATCCGCGACCTTTGCGTCATAGGTGCCAACGGGTTTGAAGGGAGCGGAGGCGGAGCCGGAGCCAGAGGCGGATCCGGAGCTAGCACCTCCTCCACCTTCGACTCCAGCTCCGCTTCCGTAACCATGCTTACAAATCGTTCGCGAATTCGCCACCGTTTTTCCTAAATGATTGTCAAAATGGTCGGCCAGAATTCGTTTCACCGCCGCCATATCTAGTTTTCCGCCCACACGGTATTTCTCCGCGAGTTTATCCAGTTGAACCCGACGATTACCAATACTTGATGTCACGTCATGAAAACCGTCTGCATCACTCAGTTGGCCGCTACCCACACCATCAGATACACCCGAGCATTCAATCGCACGGATTCTCTCGTCATATGTTGAATTAAACCCGAGGAATACACCGTCCCGCGTGGTTTCAACATTCACGTAATTCAGGCCGAGTTCAACACGCATAATACGCGGACTGCCTCCACGGTTCCGGATGTCGCCAAACATCCACGAACACGCATAATCCCCCGAGTTCCGTTTTTGTAATCTCTCGGCATATTCTTCTAAAGTCTTCCCGTATTGCATACATTCACGGATTCGACAACAAATGGGGTCGCGTAAAGCGAAGGCATTGAATCCGCGTATTGTCGTTTCGCTGCCTACGATTCCCGCGCTCGTCACGAAGAAATCCGTCATACTCCACACGCCCCCAGGCATACTCTGCATCACCATCACACACCCATCCCCCGCCTCCGGCTCAATCCGTAAAATCACGTTACAAAATTGGGCGTCGAGAAAGTTGCTAAAGGACGAGTGGCCGCATACGATTCCGCCGTCTTTGGTCCAGCCATCCCCGACTGCCATAATGAGCGAACACCGGTCTTTAAATTCGTCCAGTCGCGCAGCACGGGCAGAGAGGGCAGCGGGGTCGGCACGAATCGCGTGTTCATCGCGTATGACATCTGCGTATTTCTTCCGGTATTTCGGCGTATCGATGTAACGAAGCATATGAGCGTAAAAATAAGGGATGGACATATAGACGTTGATGAGGATTACTTGGCACACACGAAGACCGCCTCCCCCTGCCGCAATCCCTTCCATCTCTCGGTATATCTTTGGAAAACGCCTCTTAATCACCGGCTTGTAAAAATCATCGCATAATCCGTAGAAGAACTCGATATCTCGACCGTAACTCTGGCGAAATATCTTATCGAAGACGGTAAACATCCGCGTAAATCTCTCGGGGTCAGCCGCAAGAACCTGTTTTCCATGGCTCACACCGCGTTCATATGGATCACCGCGGATTGTGATACGAAGCCATCCGTCGTCGGATGTGCGTAGAGTGGTCCGTTTGCGTTTGTGGTTGCGGTTGCGTTTGCGTGTCACGTTTGAAATGGGTTTGTTTCTTTTGTGTTTGTGGGACTTCATCGTCGTCGTTGTCATCGCCGTCGTCGCCGTTATATATTACGCACAAATAGATATAAAGATTTATAAAATGTATTGTATAAAGAAACGAAAATGAGTCATTCAAACGCACATGCCGGCGTCGGCGGAGGGGCAGCATCGGCCATGCCGTCATCGACAAGCACCAGCGGGAGCGACGCTTACAACAACTCTGATAATGTTCTTGTCATAAAAACCGTTCAAATCGCACCCGTTCGAACGCTTATGTGTGCTCTAAAGGAAATTCTCATTGAGACGAATATCACGTTTCAGAAGGACGGAATTCGCATCATCAATATGGATAAATCGCACACGATGTTGGCACATATGTTTCTGGAAGCGGTGAATTTCGAGCTCTATGAGTGTGCTCTTGACAAAATAATAATCGGTGTGAATATGTTCCATTTGTTTAAACTCATCAATTCAATTGATAACGATGATACACTCACGATTTATATTGAGAAAAAGGACTACAACGACGGAGTTGTTTCATATTTGGGGCTTAAATTCGAGAATGGTGATATCAAGCAATGTAAGACACAGAAACTCCGGCTTATCGAGCCAGACCCAGAGGACCTCGTTGAACCGCAAGTCGCATTTTCGAGCGTGATTAACCTCCCATCCAGCGATTTTCAGAAGATTATCCGCGATCTCTCATGTATTTCGGAGAAGTTGGAGATTAAATCGGTGGGGAATGAACTGATATTTCGGTGCTCGGGGCAGTTTGCGACGGCAGAGGTGAGGCGAGTTGAGTCGGACGGAAGTATGGAGTTTCTTCATAAGAAGGACGCTGGTAAGATTATTCAGGGGGAGTTTTCGCTAAAAAATCTCGGATATTTCATCAAATGCACGAATCTATGTAATCAAATCGAGATGTATTTGGATAATGATATGCCGCTTGTTGTGAAATATTATGTTGCGTCGCTGGGGACGATTAAGTTGTGCTTGTCGCCGTTGCCGAGTTCATAATGAACCGCCTGCTCCGCGGCTTTGCGGCTTTGCGATTCCGTTCCTCCGTTCCTCCGTTGAACTCATGGAATATAATATAAAAAAACACATGTTCTATATTATATAAAATCTACGATAGGTCATGTCTTCTTCAGTATGCACACATCGCTTGTTACTAACCAAAGAAGCACTCCGAGATTATAGATACAATAATGTGATTATGAAATTTGCGACTCAAATTCGAGACACGATATGTGATGAAATTGAAAAAGGGAATATCTCGTGTGAGACTCATACAAAATATGCGTTTCGATTAGATGAACAACAACAAATTGGGACATATCGAGTCGCGGTTCAAATCCATCACAAAAGTCAGGTTCATACGGACATAGTTGAATATCTACGAAATTACTTTCCGGATAGTAAAATAAGTGTCGAAGAACGCGAACAAATTAACGGATTTACGGTAACGCGACAAACATATATTGATGTGGATTGGTCGTGATAAGGACACCTATGCGGACTACGTATTGAATCAAACATAATGTAAAAATAATAAAGCGGTCAAATCGCATTATTATTTGTAACCACGTCACACCAGGCCACGTCACGTCATGTCATGTCATGTCACGTCACACACCGTTCAGAATTGAGCGGCGAAGCGCGAGCGAACGAAATCGCGAAGCCGCGCAGCGGGCGAAGCGATGTAGTGAGTGAGCAACCTAGTATTCAGGTGTATGCTTCTTAAACAAACACCCGTGTGCTGTAATTCCTTCCAGATCGCGAATAATCCCCGCGTTTTGGAAGTTACAATTCGCCATCCAGATTTTGATAATACAGAAATTCTTCTTCGGTGAAATCGTAATTCCATTTACTATTGGAACCACGTTCATATTGGTTGAAATGGTTTCGCCCACTGTAACATATGAAAGCTGTTTCCATGCACTATTGACTTCTTTGTTTGCCACTTTATATGAAAAGCAACCTCCATTTCGATTTTGCGGGTCTTCCCACATAGGAACAATACCGGTTCGCATGAGGAACAACATACAGTTCATTACGAGTTTGGGGGGCAGAACCTCAAATATAGCAATTGCCTCTTCTGCAGTATCAAATTCATATATCTTTTTATAACTTGAAGCTGCCCAATTGGTATCATGTGGAAGATGAGCCCATAAGGTCCAACGGTGTGACAATTTATGAAACATGCTGGTATCTGCAGCCGCAGCAGTGTGTGCTTGTGCGTCGTTTGTCTCAGTCATACCGTGGAGAATTTCCGTAAAATGATGTGGATGGGATAATACACACCGTATATTATACTATCAATTTTTTTTTATACTCTTTATGTTGATGATTCTTGAATTACTTCGAACTCGGTTTCATCATATTCGGTGGTCACTTGTTGTTCGACCTCGCCTTCGCCCTCGCCTTCACCCTCGCCTTCGACACTACTGTCGTCTTCACCCTCGCCTTCGACACTACTGTCGTCTTCGTCGACGCGTTCGTCATCTGAATCATTCTCCGTATCAGAACAGGTATAATAGGACGTCAAGACGCCATCAATATCAAATACATTCTTTTCATTCGATTCAAATACAGGGCACCGAAGAAGTGAATCAACCTTAACAACATATGTATGACCTACAATAACTGATTGCTTGCCGCTTAAAGTATATGCGACGAGTGGTTTATCGCTGGATGCTGCCTCCACTACGGCTGGTGCCGCTGCCTCTTCCGCTGCATTGGCAATCGCATTTTCAGCCTTTGTCTTTTCGATGTTTTCTTTCATACAGTCATTATAAAACATGACAACCTTAAAATTATAAAACAGCGAGTCCAACCTTTTGGCAATAGAAGCTGCTCCAAATTCATTATACAGTTTCCATTTCAAAAACTTAACATCCAGAAGTTCATTCTTTTCAAGTAAAAAATGATGAGGGTATTTCAAATTGAGTTTATACACCTTAGGAGGATAACACTCATATACCGTGTGTTCTTTGTCATCGTCGTTGACAGCATTACCCTCCTCCGCTCCTCCATTTGATTCCATCGGCGGTTCAACTGAGCAACTCGGATACCAAACCGTAAGTTCTGCCTGTGGTGCGAATTGATATGATTTCGAACATGGCCGATAATGCTCTGTGATGAGCGTATGTGTTCGTCCTGTGAAATTGCCTCGATGAATACGCACGTAAGGCTGGTTATCTACCTTATGAAGGATGAAATCGTAAATGTTATTTTCAGTGTCATTTATTATGGCCTCCTCTCCGTGTGTTTTTAAGAACAAATCACACTGTCTGTCAATCCACTTGCATACATCATATTTTGCTCGGTCAATGCGATATACAGTTTTCACGTCACTTTTATAGTAATAATACATTGATGACGAAGTAAAAACCTCGCGTCCATCCTTTACAACAGTATATGTGCTAAATGTATATTGTCCAAGCATGCGCAGAGAAGCATAAAATAGATTGGTTGCGGTTTCCTTTATATAGGACACAGTATCAAACACGCCTGATGTAATGTATCGCCACAATACCATTACTGCAGATTTATTACCTGATACGAGCATATTATATAATAGCGGAAAAAGGATATATAACGAAAAATACGCAAAATAAAGTTCTGCGTCGGTCATTGCTTTTTGTTGGACATAAATGATTTGTTGGGTCCGGATATAGTGTTCATATGATGGGTTCATCGGTATGAACGATGGATACATTTGATTTTTATTTACAACAGAACAAATGTATTTGGTGTTAGATGGCTCGAGAATACAAGGCATATGATGTCTCTATGTATATACCACATCAAAATCTTTTTATGTTGTTATTTTGGGGGTTGCGTCGGTGGCTGTGCGGGTGGCTGTGCAGGTGGCTGTGCAGGTGGCTGTGCAGGTGGCTGTGCGGGTGGCTGTGCGTTTTGCTTTACATGAATACGTGATTTATCCGGATTGACGCCAAACACATAAAAAAGAACGCTGCTGATGTATGTAAGTAAAATAATTGGAATAATCACGATGAACCAAACGAACTTGGTGTAGCCATTCAAGCATAGAATATTGAGTATAGCGGTAAAAATAAACATGATAATGAATTTTAATAATGATGTCTGATAATCACCTTGAAACAAATCAATAACGATTTGAATCATCGAAAAGGCTAAATACAATAAAGCGGGCGAACATATTTTTTCAAGCATAATGAATGGAATGGAATGGAATGGAATCGAATGTATATTATACTATCAGATTATAATGGTTACTTCTTTCCCTTGTTGAAAACCGCAACACCGTTCTTGAAAACACCAACTTCATCGCCAACATCGTCATCTACACAGGCATAGATGATTCCATTTTGAGGGTCGGTTGTGAAATACGTCTTTCCTTTGATTTTGACTTCTGAAACCTCGATTTCTGCCTCGGCTTCCTCTGCTTCCTCCTCGGCCTCGACTACAGCATCTGCTTCCGTGTCCTCCTCGGCTTCCTCTGCCTCGACTACAGCATCCGCTTCCGTGTCCTCTGCTTCTTCATCTGCTTCGGCCTCCTCTGCCTCGACTACAGCATCCGCTTCCGTGTCCTCCTCGGCTTCCTCTGCCTCGACTACAGCATCCGCTTCCGTGTCCTCTTCTGCTTCTTCATCTGCTTCGGCTTCTTCTGCCTCCTCCTCTGCCTCGACTACAGCATCCGCTTCCATGTCCTCTTCCTCTGCCTCGACTACAGCATCCGCTTCCGTGTCCTCTTCTGCTTCGGCTTCCGCTTCTTCCTCCTCCTCGGCTACAGAATCCGCTTCCGCGTCATCACCACCAGTAGCTAGGTCTTCCGTTGTTGTATCGTCTTCTGGTTCTTCGGGAATCGTTGAAGAAGTTATGATTACATTCTTGCTATTCGAGCAAGGAACAACAAACTCGCTTTCGTGATTCATAGTTTCGAACGTATTTTCATGAATTTCCAGTCTAATCGATTCTTCTTCATTATGTGTTGTTGACCCCGCCACTGATGGCGGTGAATAAACCGTCTTCATATCAACCTTTGATTCTAGGGCAACGATGTAACGGTTCAGCTCCGCGATTGCTGATTGAAGCTGATGAATTTCATCCTCGCGTGACGGTGCACTGCTGCCAACTCCGCCACCACCGCCGCATTCAGCCGTAGCAACAGTATTGTCGCGCGGCATTTCCAATTCGTTGATACGTTCTTGTAATCTACGAACACATGGCAATCCCATAATCGTATCGTGGGTTTCTTTATAAACAGTATATTCCCCGATGACTCCTGATAATATATTTGTGATATGCTTCGTCATCACCTGCGATACATCCTCGATCATTGGACGAATATCGATTGTCATTCCGCCGCGGCCGGTGTCATTTACCGAAGACGAAGACGAAGACGAAGACGAAGACGAGGACGAAGAAACAGGTTCGGTCATTATGTTTGACTGTGCTGTATTCTTTATATTCTAATGTGTTTATTTCAATTTTCTGTTAAAATCCTAAAAAAGTATCCAAATGTAAAGTATATAAAGTTTTAGATACGTAGTAGTCTATAATGTCTGAACAACAAAGTTCGGCGTCGGGTAATGCGCCAGTTCCATCTCCCGCGGTAATCGACACGATGACACGCGTGATTATGTCCCAAACCGATATGACAGAAGAACAAGTGAAAGCGGCTTTAGAACATACAAACTATGATTTAAAGCGGGTGATTCGCGAATATATGCGTGCAGATTCTTCGACATCGTCAGCCATGGCAGCGGCGACAAGCACAAACCAAATGCGATTTGCGGAAATACGAAACTTCATGGATAAATCATCTCAAGAGTATTATCGTCGACAGGAAATGACGAAGATATATAATGAGGTTCTCGAGAGAAAAAAAGCAGCAGCAGCAGCAGCAGCAGCAGCAGCAGCAGAGGCGACCGCGACTACCGACACAGAGGTCTCGGCATCAAAACTATAATCGATGAACGACACAATCCAGCGACTGAATCCCTGTCAAATATTCGCGCGGAAGTAATTTTACACCGGCGTATTTACTATCTGAACGGTTCATCTTCGAAAACAGCACAGAAGTATTGATTCGTTTTATTGGCGGATTCAGATTTTGTTGAACTATATATGTTTCATTTAGCGTTGGGTCATTTTTCCATATTATGGCAACATGACCATACGGATATTCGGTTTTCTTGTATTTCCAAAATAAAATACTTCCCGGTCGTAAATAGTGTAATGGAGTGAGTGAGTATGGATATGCAAATGTTTCTAATGGGACTGTCTTCGCATTCGCATTCGCATTTGTCTTCGTCGTCGTGTTGAAATGCGTAATCCTTTTGAAAAAATCCGTCGCATCCACTACATCAGGAAATGTCAGACCTTTATGAATCGTAAAAAATCGGCGTATCAATTCAACACACTGAAACTCCAATCCATATTTCGTGGGATACGTCGCATGTTTGTTTTTTTTGATATATAACACAATATTATCTTTTTCTTCTTTCGAATCCATCGCCATGTAGTAGTATATCATATACTACGACAAGATAATATTTCAATCTACACCTCCACCAATATGTTGAACTAATGTAGTTTTGTATCGTTTCTTCAACTTAAGTGTATTTGTCGGTATTACTTTACTATTCACAAGAAAATCATTATTATCTTCGTATAATTCTGGAAGAATATGTGTGAGTGGCTTATTTACAACATGAATCATTTGCGGTCCTTTGAGTAATGACCGAAACTCGTCGATTGTTAAATTTCCGTAATATTTATCGAGAAGATAGTTCGGGTTAGGGGCTGGTTTAAATCCGGTGCTATTCGAATTTCCATACAATAAATGGAGGAGATGAATACGTTCAAACTTTGTTGATGTATCCATCTGCTCTTTTAATAACGACGCAAGTGCACATTCAGGCGAACAATAACATCCGCTTACGTGAAATACCCCATTTACGACCATAATCGGTGTGTAATAAATCGGTCCATCGAACTCGCATGTATCCCAAAAACATGCACATTTATGATTCAGTTTCATTTGTATCGTTTCTCCATTATGAAATGAATACTTCAGTCTATTTATTTTTTTCATGATTTCTTTTTGGTGACGCTCGTTAATCACGTGAATGTTGGCTTCTGTGGCATGTTTTTTGGTAGAGATTGTTGATGATGCTGTCGGTATCGCCGTGGTCGCCGTCGTGGTCGCCGTCGTGGTCGCCGTCGTGGTCGCCGTCGCATTTGACCTTGTGGTTTTTACAACCGAGTTCATTTCATTCAGCACTAGTGGTTCTATATGATGTTTATCATTCTCATTATAATTGTCATCGTCAACGTCATTGTCATTGTCATGGTAATCGTCATTGTCATTTGTAACCGTTTTATATGAATGTGCGATTTCACACGACTTTAATGAATTCGACGATAAATTATAGGATTCAACTTCGCTTATCGACGGAGTATAATCGAAATTCGAAATCGATTCATTTGACTTCAAATCAGATAAATGGCATTTCAGATGTAATATAATATTCGGCACTTCTGATGTATCATACATACCAGTGTTTGAATTCAAAATAAGTCCGGCTTTGGGTTTTCTACCACGCTTTTTATTGATTTGACCTTTGTAGATCTGGTTCGGAGATACGAGGTCAGTAGAATGAATTGCTTGTTGTGCGATAATTGCTGTTCGTCCGATTCCGCCGCCTACCTCTCCATTGCCTTCGCCCAATATGGTATTATCACGAATATTCGCTGTATGTTTAACTGGCACTGTGTAATGATTATGCTTTACGATATAATTTTTATCCGTTTGTTTCAATATTACCACATCTGGAAACGTAGGGTCTCGACGGACATCTTCGGGGTCGTTTTTGTATTCATCTTCAGCGACGTCTTCGGCGTCGTGTTCGGCATCATTTGATAATACCGAGTATTCCTCATCGACATGCTTCACTTCATCCTCGTTCACTTCATCTGATTGCTTCATTTTCTTTTTTTTTGCCGCACCTCTCGCTTGCTTCGCAGTCGCAGTCGCAGTCGCAGTCGGAAATGAAAAAGTAGGCATGGAGATCGCGAACCGTAATATATGATTTATCACAATTTATGTTTATACCCTTTTGCCGGCGGCTTGGGAAATAAAAAGAACTTAAAAGGATAAAAATAGTATTTATTTAGAGTCTCCCTCCCTCCCTCCTCCGTTTATTCCGCCACACCCGCCTTCTTCCGTGCCTCTTTTTCATAACATCCGCGACACAATGGTATGTAATTTGACGACCCTATGACCACTTGATTTTTTTCATTTGTAGTCCTGAAACTAAACACGCCAGGCGTTCCATCACGACACAAGCTACAAAGTGATTTTAATTTCAAGACGTTGTCACTGAATGGAATGAGTTGTAAAAGTGAACCCAGTGGTTTTCTCTCGAAATCGCCGTCTAAGCCGCAAATATATACACGTTTATTTTCATGTTCTACAAGCCGCTTTACCTGGTCTTCAATGTCCGGAAAGAATTGACCTTCGTTGATGAGAATGGTTTCAGCACGGTGAATCGCATCCGTATTGTCTTCAACTGCCTCTCGGATTGACGACGCTAAAATACACGGTATCATTTGCTTGTCATGCGTTGATAACATCGATTCGGTCGTATAACGATTGTCGGCGGCATAATTGATGACCGCAACAGGAATATTACAAAACATACACTTCTTATACACCTCGAGTAAATAAGAGGTCTTTCCTGAAAACATAGAACCAAGAATCAGTTCTAAATATCCGTGAGTTGGTGCCGATGACATCTAAAATTAGGGGTAGAGGGACAGAAGGTGACTTGTTATACAATAGTTGAAGAGTTGTATATATCCATATTTACGCGTATTATACTTCAATTCTATGGGTTTTGATTCCTTTTCCCACACTCATAAAAATAAACACATAAACATAATTTATTGATTATATGAAAAGATGTCGGCGAATCATGCGATGCCTTGGGTTGAAAAGTATAGACCGTCGTGTTTTGATGAAATCGTCCTTGAACCGATGAATCGGACTATTCTTTCCAACATCCTAAAAACAAACTACTTTCCAAATCTGTTATTCTATGGACCACCAGGCACAGGAAAAACCACGACAATAATTAATCTGGTTACTGCGTATCAATCCAAACTGAATATGCAGAATCACGGCTTGATGATTCATTTGAACGCATCAGATGAACGCGGAATCGATATCATTCGTAATCAAATAAACAGTTTTGTTAGCACAAAGTCTATGTTTGGCAACGGAATTAAGTTCGTTATATTGGATGAAGTTGATTATATGACAACGAACGCACAAATCGCACTTCGTTATTTACTCACAAGTTATACAGATAATAATGTTCGGTTTTGCTTGATATGTAATTATGTATCTCGGATAGATGAGTCATTACAAACAGAATTTGTGCGTATGCGATTCAATCAACTGCCTCAGGCGGATATATTTACGTTTTTGTGTAAAATACGCGATAACGAACAACTCAATTTGTCGGATGATAATCTAGTCGCAATACAACAACAATTTCATTCTGATATTCGAAGTATGATTAACTATATACAGACAAATCAGGACAATCTTCAAAACCTACATGTCATTACACATAATGTATGGAATCGTCTTGTAGAGTTATTTAAAGCACCGACAACTATAACCACGACGTCATCGTGTGGAAGCGATGACGTTATTCTATCTTATTTTAGAGAGATTAGTTCCAAATACTATATGGACCCACGAACAATCATTAAACAATTTTTATATTATATTGTTCGTCATCGAACCCATGAATTCGTTACAACCGAATTCCTTCATAGTATCGAGCACATTATTCATCTTCATCATATACGCACTGAATACATTATCAATTATTTTATACTCAAATTCAGGGAATATTTTAAACATAGAAATAACGCGGATGAGGAAAGCGTGGGAGTGATAATACCTGTAAAAAAACGACTAATTAAGGTTATGAAAAAGAAGCCGTAAAAGTATTTCATGTCTATCACTCACAAATAATTGAAATAAAATGCTACTGTTTATACTATTACACACTCACGACGAGACCGACCGCATTAAGAATAAACATGTCCGAACTTGATACAGAATGGATGAAATTTATGACACGTATATCACGCCAACAAAATTGCGATAACGCAGATGAGTCTAGTGGAGGAGAAGACGAACGTTCTGATGTTGGAATAGAAGATATTGCTGTTTCTGTTGCCGTTGCCGCTGCCGCTGCCGTTGTTCCACAACAAACGAAAGAGACAACCGCATCGAAAATATCCGCTATCAAGAAATCATGTATTTCGAAAAAGGCACAAAGACGAACATATACGTTTTTAGATGACGGTAAAAGCATGACAACAGATATCGGAATCGAAAGTGTGAATGGACCGTCGTCGTCGTCGATAGGCTTCCATCCGTCCATCTCTCCAATCTATATCTCGACCAAGACCAAAATCGCCTACTTGAATAAACCGGTCAATATTTATAACGCATTCTGGGAGGTTCCTGTTCAACATTATTACGAACGCAAAGAAGGTGTCATCAAGAAACAAATAAAATTTCAAACAACTGACCCCACATTTATTGCGTCCATCAAGGAAAAACTTGAAAATCAGCCTCGTTGTTATGATGAGTTCGTCATTGAACATATTGAAAACCCGAATGGGCGGATTCCATACAAGGACCAGCGTAAGGTAAGCATCGGATTATGTAAAAAAGACCTTCAAGGAAATAACGCGAAAAAGAAACGAGCATTCTTCAACTGCTTTGTTCTCATTCTTCGGATTAACGGCGGTATCGCTCCCATAGAAGATAGAGCACCCGAAGACGATGTGCTTTATAAAGAAATGCATGTAAAAGTCTTCAATACCGGCAAATTAGAAATACCAGGCATTCAAGAGGACTCGACACTTACACATGTGCTTCAATTGCTCGTTACGGTTTTACGACCGCTTTTGGGAAATGATTTGGAATTTATGCCAAACCGTTGTGAAACCGCACTCATCAATTCTAACTTCAACTGCGGGTTTTATATTGACAGAGACAGACTCTTTCAATTGTTGAAATACAAATACCGCATGAACTGTAATTACGACTCGTGCTCATATCCAGGTATTCAAAGCAAGTTCTATTATATTCCATCGAAACCAGTCGCTGAACAAACGGGACAACAACCCGTATCGATGGAACACGCTCTTTATTACGAAGTATCATTCATGATATTTAGAACAGGAAGTATATTGATTGTAGGGAAATGTAATGAAGACATACTCATGGTGATATATCGGTTCATATGTTCGGTTCTGACAACAGAATACTCCGGGATTCAAATGGGTGACATCCCAACCGTTGTTGTGGGTGGTATTGGAGCGGCCTGTGCCAGTAGTGCGGCGACAAACACTCGAAAAAAACGGTTACAAGTGGCGAATATTAGGTATTATGACCCCCCCACCTCCAGTGATGTATCAATGCTTTAGGCAACATTCGTTCGTAAAGAATATAAAGATTTTAAAATTGAGTATTCTATATACGAGTTATTTTTAATATGTCATCCACGCAAAATGGAGGAAGCGTTGCTGCTTCATCAACTTCAGTTGTTTCGCAAGACAGTGGCAGCGGGAGCCAGCAAATTAGCCGTGTTCCAACCTATGCGTGTTTTCAGCATGCTACAAAGGTCGCCATTTTGGAAGATAAGCCTATTATTTTGGATTACTGGACAAGCTCGTTAGAGAAAACATGTTTGATTGGAGTTCGTTCGAATAACGAAAAACTGTTGGTGAAGAGCGAAGATGAATACACTAGCCCGATCGCAAAGATTTTTAAGGTGGATACAGAATACATTATTGTGACCGCGAATTCTATATATATTGTTGCTGCTGATATTAGCACTAGGCGGATTAATTAAGTGACCGGAACTCGCGGGTGGAATCAGCGTGGCATAATCGATTCTTATAATCGCCGTAAGTATTATAAGAATTCATAATAAGAGTTCGTATAATAAGAGTTCGTATAATAAGAGTATGTCATCTTCAATTGTATATTTAAGCGATTGCACTCCTCTATACACTACACTCGGTGCACCAGAACGTATTGTATCGGTGACAGGAGTCCCTTTACATCAGTCTGCCCGTTTAGAATGGTCGATACCCCCGAATTCCGATAAAATTCTCGTGGATTCCTATATTGTGCGTTATAAACTTACCGGTGCACCTACTACCCATGTATTGAACGAAATGTTAGTTTTTTTTCCAACCGCTGTGATTGTGGGGCTAACCAACAGTGTTAGTTATGATTTTTGGGTCGTAGCGAAAAATCGGTTTGGCGAAAGCCCGCATTCAGCGACGATTAGTGTAATACCTGGTTCGCCGCCATCACCGTGTCAAATTGTGCGTAGGTCGTATCATCCTACAACTGCTGGTAATGGAACCAGTGACATCACACCACAATATATCGGTATTGAATTCACGCCAGCACTCACACAAAACGGTAACAAAACACTTACATTTACGGCAAAATATACACGGCTTAATGGCGGCGGCAGCACGATGACCGACGTTTCATACAGTTCTACATTTAGTGTTCAACCCAACGAATATAGTTTAGACATATCTGGAAATATCTCACTCAATACGATTGGAGTCAAGGCTAATTATATACGAAAACAGATAACACCACCTACCGGCACAGTCGGATTTCAAAGCGGCATCTATCGTTTTCAGGTATTCTCGGCCAACATTTACGGGTTATCTTTACCGTCTGATTTGTCATTCAATATTCCGCTTTTTTCAAATAGTGATGCGGTCAATGTAGCACGGGTTGTCGCTCCAACATTATCAACCTATCCGATTCCTGATAACGGGGGTATTGTCGGCATAGAACCGAGAGATTCATCCATTCGATTTCGATGGCGACAGTATCGCGGTGTAGGAAGCGGAAGCACAGGGGCGAATGCTTATTCTGGATGGTCGTATCGTATTCAATATACTGATGATAAAGAATGTTGGTATTATCCGCCACTCACGCTGAACACACCTCAAACCGCACATTACCCAGAATATACGATACAATATGATAGAACAAGTGTCGGTTCAAATACAAACACATTTGAATACATCATCGATATTAGTCGCAATGTTGTCAATGGTCGACGATATTATGTTCGATACTGTGTGGTCGATTCTTCCGGTGATACAAGTCAATATACAGAAGCAACAACGACAAATCTCTCACTCGTTTCATGTGTTCCCGGTAAATTGCCGAATCCACCACCTATTTTTAGAGCAAATAGTGCCGACCGCTTGGTGCGGCTTTATTTTGATTGGGACACTAGGCCGCCAAGTTTGGATTTTACCGGAGGAGTGCCAATTTTAGATTATCGGATTGAGAGATACGATATTAATCGTGTCAATGGTGTTGTGATTGTTTCTACCGTTCCGTCAATCGTATTCGATAATCTACAAGGACCATTTTACGAAGACAACTATGAAATCGTTTTCAACGGTTTTGAATATGAATACCGTGTCTATTCCAGAAATAGCTTTGGGTATTCCACGAGATTTAATACAGTTCGCGGCGTTCCATTTTTCCCGTCAGATGTAATTCGCAACGTAACATCTTCAATAGATACCGGATTGATTACTCTCGAATGGGATGACCCAGAAACAATCGAGCCGGAAGCCCCTATCGTGGGTTATTATATTGAATACAAATTATACACTCTTTATACCGTCGCGGAAGTGGGGTCGGCCAACATTATTGGTGTATTATCGGATTTGACAACCATAACAAATACGAATCAAGATTTGAAAAACATTTTAGTAGATGACGTATTATGGGAGAAACTGTCTTCGCCTACGAATGGATTATTTACAAATTCGATGGCTCGTTCTTATACATTACGCGGATTATTAAATAATACCGCATATGTGTTTCGGGTTGCGGCTGTAACACAGGATATCGCACGGCGACGAATCATCGGTTTGAGGAAGGTTATCGCTTCGAATAGTCCATATTTACAACGTCCGGTGATTATCGGGCAGGTTCCATCGAAATTATCAGGGGTTGAATATGCGAATTTGGAGAGTAAGCTACTTATTACATGGAGGAGCACTGACTTACAGAATGCAGAGGGTATTTTACGGTTTATTGTTGAGTATGATATTGCTCCAAGTGAAACTGGGTATTCTCAACGTCAAACCTTCGAATATAACAATAGTATCGTATTTAATGATGGAAGTTCTTCGGTATCGTTTCAAGCAATAGTTATCGGATTAAGTAATAATGTGACACAACGCCCGGATTCAAGAATGAATAGTTATGTCGTCAAGGTATATGCTGAAAATTTGGTGGGTTTTACGAATACAGTCAACCATTTTAAGTTGCATCAAGAAATTACAGGTATTAATGCAATTAAAGAAATATATGAAAACCAGATAATTGATAGGGTTGTTCGTCCAAGAACAATTCCATCGCTCATTACGGAAGAACGAAGCGGTTGAAATGGAATGGAATAGAATGGAATAGAATGGAATGGAATGGAATAGAATCGCCGACGAAGGAACGTGGCGTGGTGGAATGAAATCGCGTCTTTACAATATTATTATTATGTATATTCATAATAATAATCATAACAGTCATTCAGATGACGACGATTACACCTACATTATCGAATTTTTCGATTACACCTCGCAGATACGGCGATGCTTCATTTCAACTCATCGACCCCTCCTCAAATAATTCGAGCCCAGATGCAATATTCACATTTACTAGCAGTAGTCCTACTGTTGCGGATATCTCAGGGAGGACCGTGACAATTCGAAATAGCGGACAAACCACGATTACCGCAACACAATCAGCGACAACCGGATATACAAGTGCTCAAATCACTTCGAGTTTTACTGTTAGTCAGGTTCAAACAGTCATTTCAGATTTCGTCATTTCCCCCAAAGAATGGGGTGATGGTTCTTTTAATTTGATTGACCCCGTAACAAATAACCCGTCCAGTATTGTCTATGAAGTGCTAACACCCAATATAATTTCGTTATTAGGCCGCAGGGTCACATTATTACGAGTAGGTCGTGCACAGATTCGTGCCTCTCAAAGCGACCTTAGCGTTAATTTTATACCGGGTTCAGCGGTCGCAACATTCGATGTATTAACCAGTATTGTTCGAGTTGGATTTCAGAACCGTAATGATTTGTCATGGATTATCCCATCCGAAAATGGTTCTACAATTAAAAATTACTTCTTTTATTCAGAAGAACGAGTATCGCCGAGTTCGCCAGGCCCCGCAGTCAGCACTATATTAGACCCAACTGTTACAAGTCCTATCAATCCATCTTATCATTCATATGCATTGCCTCTTCCATACTACACTCAAATCATATCGGCTGGGGGGTTATATACTGGCATTGATATCAATTCTGCGAACAAAATATTCAATATCGCAACAACTCAATCGTCGGTGCATTCTAGGTCGAATTTCTTTGATTTGGGATATTATGGTGAAGTTGAAGTGACATGGGAATATCATAATGACCGACCTATCATTGACTTATTTCGGAACTCAGTATCAACGACCACAATGACAATATCGATTTATAAGGAAGCCAGCATAAATCCCGGCGATAAACGCGTCGATTTAATATTGAATACATCGCGAACATACGATTCTCTCGTAAATTGCTTCGGTCCAATGCCGCAAAACAACGGTAAATCTATGGTGGATATCTTTCCGATAACATTTCCCGGTATATTATCCACGGATACAACCACAGCTAGCCGCGACCTTAAATATCTAAAACCCAGCGATGTGATTTCCGGCCGAGTAAGTATATCGAATAATACATATTCTTCAATAAATTCACCGTCATCAAATGTCGCGGACCGCGAGTATAGTATTATCGTAAAAAGTCTGCGTATTGCACCGTTTCGTTTTCCGATTTCGAGAGATTTCACAACTCAAATACTGGGTCAGGGGTTAAGCACGGTTGGCGTCGGATTCTCTGTTTCAACCTTTAACGCACCGTCGTTGTCGGCACCCGTCGTCGTGGAAAACGACTCCAGTGGAGGTATATTGTATTACATGCCCAAAATGACACGTTCGATGGAGGATTATGGAAAAGCAACATGGTCATTCTCATGGAACTATTTGGCCAATCTCTCGAAACTCGCTACGGATATTTCTTATTTGCCGATTCCTCGAACCAGCGAAAACCCGCAGGCCGACCTCTCCGCAAATTTAAATATTCCCTTTCATTTGCGTATTCGGGGCTTCTCTCGCCCCTACATGAAAACAACCGCACTCATAAGCGACAACAGTTACAATACTACGAATGTGAGAGATTTTTTGACGAACGTCTCTGATACCTCTTATCATACTCGCATGTTATTCGACATCTCGTTGAGTGATACGGCGAATTATGCGAAAATTGCCGCAACCGCCGCTGCCACAACTGCCTCCTCGCTCTCGTCCTCCCCAGATTTATCCTTCAGTATTGTTTCACGAACATTCGATATTAGCGGTGTGTCCAATTTTCCGCCCTTTTCACCCGCCCTAGACCATTCACATACTCAATTCGTTTTCTTATTTCAACTCACAATAACCGACCCAAGTTATAATACTTATTTTAAGACAATGACTTCTCAGGCGGATTCGTTTCAAGTGAAAATGTTGTCACAAACATTCACTCCATATCAAGTGTATCGATTTGGTGGTCCAGACCCCACGTTGCCAGAGTCGTATGCGTTGGACAGTTCCACCAATACACTATATGACATCGTTGATTCTTATACTCAGTTGGTTCCTAGGTATTCGTTTTTTAATCTGACAAATGGCGTCTATTATTCATATCGTATTTCATCTTATAATATAGTGGGTCCAAGCACGTTTTCGTCATTATTCACTCGGCGATGCGGTTCAGTGCCAAATCAGATTGTGAATCGTGTCAATAGTCTTGGTGCAGATACATTAACGATTGAATCCGAGCGAACGTCGAATCGTGTAAATATTTACTGGGAAAAACCG